TAGTCGATATTCTGGACATGGCGCTGCGCCGCAACGGCACGGACATCGAGATGGTGCGCATCAGCCGCTCCGACTATCTGGACTTTCCGAACAAGACTGATCAGGGGCGACCCTCGCAGTTCTTCTTTGACCGCCAGATCTCGCCGGAGATCAACCTCTGGCAAACTCCGGAGAACTCCACGGACCAGCTGGTGTACTACTACGTGCGCCGGATCGAGGACGCAGGAGCGCTGACGAACACCACGGGCATCCCGTTCCGTTTTTACCCGTGCATGGTGGCCGGGCTGGCATACTACTTGGCCATCAAGCGCGCACCTGAGCGGGTGCAGATGATGAAGTCGATCTACGAGGAAGAGTTCCAGCGCGCCGCGATGGAAGACGAGGACCGAGTGCCGCTCATCATGCGGCCGAGTGGTAGGTATCTGAGGGTCTAATGGCTTTTGCTTCTGAGAAGAATGCTTACGGGATTTCGGACCGCTCCGGGTTCCGCTACCGGCTGCGCGACATGCGCAAGGAGTGGACGGGTGCGCTTGTTGGCGCTGACGAGTTCGAGGAAAAGCACCCGCAGCTCACCCCGTCCCGGCACAAGTCGGATCCGCAGGCGTTGCGGAATCCACGGCCCGACGGCCCTGAGACCCTCAAGGTCTTCGTTGGCGTCCCGACGGTAGAAGCGCCTCGCCTTCAGAGCGTTCGTATGATAGGCAAGGCTGGACAAGTTACGGTGGTGACGACATGAGCTTTACATATGGCCAGTTGAAGCAGGCCGTCATTGACTACACGGAGAATGACGAAAGCAGTTTCGTCACCAATATCCCGTTGTTCATCCGGCAGGCGGAAGAGCGCATCCTCAAGCAGGTGCAGCTGAGCCTGTTCCGCAAGAACGCCACGGCGTTCACGGACGACGGAAACCCTTACTTGGCTGTGCCTGCGGACTTCTTGGCGCCGTACTCTCTGAGCGTCCGCACAGGTGTTGGCGGCACAAAGGACTTCTTGGACTTCAAGGACGTCTCGTTCCTGCAAGAGTACACGCCCTCGCAGTCGACGACGGGAGAGCCGAAGTACTACGGGCAGTTCGACGTGGAGTATTTCCTGCTGGCCCCAACGCCGGACGCGATCTACACAATGGAGCTGCATTACCTGTACCGGCCGCAGAGCATCACGGAGCTTGCTGACTCGGGCACGACGTGGCTGGCCACGAACGCTCCGATGGCCATGCTGTATGGGTCTCTGATCGAGGCGTACATCTACATGAAGGGCGAGCAGGACGTGCTGGCCGGATATGAAAAGCGCCTGCAAGAGTCCATTGTCGGCATCAAGCTGCTGGGCGAGGCCAAGGAAACAACGGACCAGTATCGCACTGGCCAAGTGATTAGGGCGAAGCAATGAGTTTGGGTTTCATGGACATCGGCGCCGTGGGGGTTCGAACAACCAGCGGCCGCGGATTTAGCACTGAGGAGCTTGCGCAGCAGGCGGCCCAGAAGATTGTCAGCGTTTCGGAAACCGCGCACCCCGCACTGCGGGAGCAAGCCGTGGCTTTCCAAAAGCAGATCGCTGTCGTTGTCGAGCAGTACATGAAACAAACGGTTCGCAGTGACCGCACAACAGTGTATAATGCGCTGACAGACGCAGGCCATCCTGACTTGGCCGAACTCATAAGGAGACTTTGACATGGCTTTTATAGGCAACTTTCTTTGCACATCCTTCAAGCAGGAAATCCTGCAAGCTGTGCACAACTTTACGACCTCGACGGGGAACACCTTTAAGCTGGCGCTGTATAACAACAGTGCTTCGTTTACGGCTGCGACCACGGCCTACACGGCCACGAACGAGGTTGCGAACTCCGGCTCTTACGCTGCGGGCGGCGGTGCGTTGACCAACGTCACGCCCACGACGAGCGGCACCACGGCGTTCACGGATTTCGATGACCTGACCTTCACCTCGGCCACGATCACGGCGCGCGGCGCGTTGATTTACAACGACACCGCTGCTGGCGATCCAACCGTTGCTGTGCTGGACTTTGGTGCCGACAAAACGTCGACCGCCGGTGACTTCCAGATTGTCTTCCCTACCGCGGATGCTTCGACGGCGATCATTCGCATAGCTTGAAGCACGCGGGGTGATCGGCCATGGCAAACATAACGGGCTGGAGCCGCGGCACATGGTCTGAGGGCGCGTGGAGCGAGGCCGTACCGGTAACGGTTACGGGCCTTTCTGCCACGGCCTCTCCGGGAACGCTTACTGTTATTGGTGACTCGACACTCGCTGTAACGGGTCTTTCTGCCACGGCTGCTGCTGAGGGCGTCACAGTCCAGATCAATGCTGCTCCAGACATTGTTGGTCTGGCGGCGGCTGGTGGCGTTGGCACGGTTGTTGCAACGGGCACGGCTATTGTTACGGTAACGGGGGTGGATGCCACTACGGCTGTTGGCACTGCTACGGCCGCTGCGGGCGCCGGCGCTGTTGCCACGGGGGTTGCTGCCACCGGCGGGGTCGGCGAGGTCACGTTCCGCGCTTTGGTCGCCGCTGTCGTCACCGGTGTCGAAGGCACGACGTCCGTTGAGGGCGTTACGATTGGCGAGGGCGTCGGTGTAAGCACAACGCTTACAGGCGTCGAGGGCACCGGTGCGGTGGACACGGTCATCGCGACAGGCTCCACCGCTCCAATCCTCACGGGTCTGGCCGCGACAGGGGACGTCGGCACTATTACAGCCACGGGCATCGCTGTTGTTTCGGTGACGGGTGTGGCGGCCGAAGGCTTGGTGAGCTCGATCCGGCAGGACGCCTTGGTCTTCTTTGAGGGCTGGGGCCGCGGCACATGGGGTCAGGGCGCATGGAGCCAGCCGGTTACGCTGCCGCTCGAGGCCACTGGTCAGGTCGGCGAGGTCACGACGCAGGTCAACCAGCGCATTCCGGTCAATGGTTTTGCGGTGACGGGGGCTGTTGGTTCTGTGGCCGTCACGGGCGGCACGGGGATCGACGTTCTGGTCACAGGGGTTTCCGCGCGAGGGCTCATCAGTCCGTGGGGCGTTCTGGTCTGGGGCCGCATTGTGCCTGATCCTGACACGGACTGGACTCCTATTGCGCCAACTCCCACAACAGTCTATACTGAGATTCAACCGTGACCCGGATATAAGGGCGACCTATGGCTAGTACATATACCGTAAATACCGGCATCGAGCTCATCACCAATGGTGAGCAGTCGGGGACGTGGGGTGATACCACCAACACGAATCTTGAGATCATCGACCGCCTGACGAATGGCGTTGGTGACATCACGATTACCGGCACGACGCACACGCTGACCACTTCGGACGGCGCGCTGTCGGACGGCCAGTACAAGGTTCTGGTATTTGGCGGCACGCCTAGCGGCACCAACACGGTGACGATCTCGCCCAACGATCAGGAGAAGTTGTACTTCATCGTCAACAACTCCGGCGAGAGCATCATCCTGACCCAAGGTTCGGGGACCACGGTTACGGTCGCCACCGGCGCGACGGACATCGTCTACGCGGACGGCGGCGGTGCAGGCGCGAATGTGGCCAGTTTGGGTGCCGACCTCTCGAACGTGTTGACGACAGCTTCGATTGGCACGACAGTCTTGGCCTACGACGCAAATCTGCAAGCTTTCGTCACCGCACTTACACTGCCGACCACTGATGGCACAAGCGGTCAGGCTTTGGTGACGGATGGATCGGGCAGCATCAGCTTCGGTGACGCTGGCATTGGATTCGGGAAGGCCGTCGCGGCGGCCCTGATTTTTGGTTAAGGAGAAGCTAGGTGGCAAACCCGAACATAATTAACGTGACCACGATCCTCGGCAAATCCGCCGTGGTCAGTCTCACGACGACAGCAGCAACTGCGGTGGTGAGTAACGCTGCCGCAAGCGGCAAGGTCTTCAAGATCAACTCGCTGGTGGTTTCAAACGTAGACGGCACGAACGCTGCAGATATCACTGTGAGCTACTACAGCGCCGCCGCGATTGGCGGTACGGCGACTCAGATCGTCAGCACGGTGAGCGTCCCTGCGGATGCCTCTCTGATCGTGATCGACAAGAACACCTCGCTCTACCTTGAGGAAGACCGGTCGATTGGTGCGACGGCTGGCTCCGCGAACGACCTGAAGGTCGTAGTGAGCTATGAGGACATATCTTAAAAATGCTTATGCAGCTCCCAGAAAAAGCTGCCTGCGTTTACTCCGTTACCAATAAGGTTGACGGAAAGATGTACGTTGGAGTGACGATTGATCCGGAGCTCCGGAAGCGCAGTCACTTTAAGCAGAACATTAGAACCCGGTCTATGCTGAAAAACGCAATCGCCAAGCACGGCGAAGAAAACTTTGTGTTTGAAATCCTTTGCGTGGGAGCAAAGGACTACTGCTACTTGGTCGAGTCACGTTTTATCTCTGCGTACAACACCCAGACCCCCCACGGATATAACATCTGTTCCGGCGGCAGGGGCTCTAAGGGTTTGACGGGAGAGCACAACGGGATGTACGGCCGCACGGGGGAGCAACACCCCAACTTTGGCAAGCCCGGCTATCGGCGGGGAGTGCCTCATACGGAAGAAACCAAAGAAAAGATGCGGAAAGCGCATCTTGGCAAGGTTCGGTCCGAAGAAACGCGCAAGAAGATTAGTGAGAACGCCAAAAAGCGGACTGGGCACATGGAAAAGATGTGGGAAGCTTCAAGGTTGTATCGCGAGCGCAAGAAGATTTTGGCTGCGCAACAAACTCAGGTTGAGGAGTAAGCTATGCCTCGTGGACAAGGCGGCACGCTAAGCGGTTTTACGCCTCTCAGCACACCGAACGCACCAACCGACTTGAGCGTAAGCACGAGCATCGGCTCTGCTTCTGTTTCGTTTACCGCGCCCAGCGACACTGGGGACGCGGCGGTTACGTCGTACATCGTGACCGCGATTAACGAGAGCACGGGTCTGAGCACTGGCGCTGTTGGTTCAGCTTCCCCGATCAGCATCTCCCCCGGCGGCGGCACGTTCAAGATTCGCGCGCAGGCGGTCAACGGCTTTGGGCCGGGACGGCTGACGGAGTTTGTACCGGGGAATGCCGTATTCTCAGGAGCAGAGTTGTATGCTTGGGGCGAAGGTGCCAACGGTCGCCTTGGCGACGGGACGAACAACATAGATAAGTCCAGCCCTGTTCAAATCGGTGCTCTAACCAATTGGTCGCAGGTTTCTGCGGGTTATGCGCACACCGCCTGTGTTACGACTTCTGGCACTCTCTTTACTTGGGGGATCAGCAATGAAGGTCGCCTCGGTCACAACAACACTATTTCTCTTTCTAGCCCTGTGCAGGTTGGCGCTCTAACCAATTGGTCTCAAGTTTCTGCGGGCCTTGCGCACACTGCCTGTGTCACAACAGCGGGCACTTTGTTTACTTGGGGCAATGGTACTAACGGACGCCTTGGCGACAACACGGTCGCCAACAAGTCTAGCCCTGTTCAAGTCGGCGCGTTAACTAATTGGTCTCAAGTTTCTGCTGGGGGCGTTCACACCGCTTGTGTTAAAACTGACGGAACTTTGTTTGTTTGGGGGCGCAACTATGACGGACAACTCGGTCAAGGCAATATCATTGACCGTTCCAGCCCTGTTCAGGTGGGTAGCTTAACCAACTGGGCGCAGGTTTCGGCAGGCGCTTTTTTTACCGCCTGCATTACAACGACTGGAGCTATTTTTACATGGGGCGGCAATAACGGGCAGCTTGGTCATAACAACACTATTAGACTTTCCAGTCCCGTACAGGTTGGCACCCTTACAAACTGGGCGCAGGCCTCAGCAGGCAGCAATCACATCGCCTGCGTCACGACAGCAGGCACCCTGTTTACTTGGGGCTTCAACAACAGCGGCAAGCTTGGCAACGGCACTATCATTAACCGCTCCAGCCCTGTTCAAATTGGTGCGCTAACCAACTGGGCACAGGTTTCAGCAAGTGATGTCAACACCGCCTGCGTGACAACGGCAGGCACTTTGTTCACTTGGGGAGACAATAGCCCTAGCGGTCAGCTTGGAGACGGAACGATTATTGATAAGTCTAGCCCTGTCCAAGTTGGCGCTTTAACTAACTGGGTGCAGGTTGAAGCAGGCGTCGCCCACATCAACGCCCTCCAAGGAGTCATATAAATGCCCAACTTCTCGGGAATCTGGAACCTAAAAGAGCAGGTGCAGGCCGTCGCTGCGGGGCGGTGGACGGGGTTGCCGATATTCGAGCTATATGGCTGGGGCCGCAACTTATTTGGGGGGATTGGGGACGGGACTATTGTTTCTAGATCTTCGCCGGTGCAGGTCGCGGGCTCGGACTGGGCGCAGGTTTCGGCGGGTTTCTGGCTCACTGCCTCCATTAAAACTGACGGCACTCTTTGGGCTTGGGGCTACCAAGGCTCCGGAGGGGGCGGCCCTATATCTGGAATCGGTGATGGAACCATTATCTCTCGCTCCAGTCCAACTCAGATCGGTGCGCTAACAAACTGGGCGCAGGTTTCGGCGGGTGGCGGCAGGACTGCCTCTGTCAAGACCGACGGCACTCTCTGGGCGTGGGGGGTCAATAGCAACCGCTTTAATAGAAGAGGTGCGCTTGGTGACGGCACGACTATCGACCGCTCCAGCCCCGTTCAAATCGGTGCCTTAACAAACTGGGCGCAGGTTTCAGCGGGTCAAGGGCACACTGCCTGTGTTAAAACCGACGGCACTCTCTGGACGTGGGGGTTCGGAGGCTACGGCACCCTTGGGCACAATAATAACGCTAACCTCTCCAGTCCTGTTCAAGTCGGCGCTTTAACAAACTGGGCGCAGGTTTCCGCAGGCGTCAACCACACCGCCGCCATCACAACCTCCGGGACGCTCTACGCATGGGGGTTGGGAAACTTCGGCAACTTAGGTCAAGGCACGGTTATCAGCCGCTCCAGTCCTGTCCAAGTCGGCGCCCTTACGAACTGGAAGCAGATTTCGGGGGGCGAGGTTTTCCACGCTGCTATCAAGACCGACGGCACTCTCTGGACATGGGGGTTGGGAAACTTCGGCAACTTAGGTCAAGGCACGGTTATCAGCCGCTCCAGTCCTGTCCAAGTCGGCGCCCTTACGAACTGGAAGCAGGCCTCGGCGGGGCGCAGACACATCGCTGCAGTTAAGACCGACGGCACTTTTTGGGCTTGGGGTTACGGCGGCAACGGTGAACTCGGGCAAGGCACGGTTATCAGCCACTCCAGTCCTGTCCAAGTCGGCGCCCTAACTAAATGGGCGCAGGCGGCAGCGGGCGGCCTACACACCGCCGCCCTTTTTCAAGACACGACAAACTAATGCCCAAAACCTTTCACTTCCTCGCTGGTCTCCCCCGCTCTGGCAGCACGGTACTCGCTGCGATGCTCAACCAGCACCCTGACGTCCACACCAGTCCGACAAGCGGGCTGGGCGAGGTGATGTTCAACACCTTCAAGGCGTGGCAGGGCAGCTCGGCCGAGCAGGCAGCCCCCGACCCCGACCAGATCAAGTCCGTGTTGCGTGGCATTATGGACGCGAAGTACGCCAAGGTGGACAAGCCTGTGGTGATCGACAAAGCGCGGAACTGGGCGGACGCCTCGACGGTGCAGGTGCTCAAAGACCTGCTGCCGTACAAGCCCAAGATCATCGCCACCGTGCGCAGCATCGACGAGTGCGCAGCATCCTTCGTGCGGATCGCCAAGCCCAACGATCCAGAGCAGTTCCTGCGCAACAGCGAGCTGATCGGCCACTTGAAAGAGAGCTACGCGGCGCTGCTGTCAGGGTTCAACTACGACAAGTCCTGCTTTCTGTTCGTCGAGTATGAGGACATGCTGGCAGACCCGAAGAAGCAGTTGGCCCGCATTCACGAGTTTCTAGAACTTAGCGATTTTGACTACGACTTTGACCACCTCGACGAGTACGCCCCGAAGGAGCGCGACGAGGAGATATGGCAGGTCCCGGGCCTGCATGCCGTGGCCCCGAAGCTGGGCAAGCGGCACAACGAGAAGCCTGAAGACGTCCTGCAGCACATGCACCAGAACTTCGTGCAGCCCTGCTTCTGGCGTGAAAAGCCGCTGACGACCGAGATGATCCATCCGCTGGACATGCAGCTTGCTGCTGGGATCATCGGCGACTTTGAGAAGGGCGAGGAAATCTCGCAAGAGCTGGCGATCAAGGAGCCCAAGAACCACCGCGCGGCGTTCAACCGTGGTTGGTACGAGATGCGCAAAGGCCACCTGCTGGACGGCATGAAGCTCTTGGATCGCGGCCGGATCGAGAAGGTCTTTGGCAACGAGGCGCCCAAGGTGCCGACACCGATCTGGGACGGCGTGAGCCAAGGCACGGTCCTGCTGAACCTAGAGGCGGGACTGGGCGACCAAATGCACGGTGCGCGGTTCGCCCGTGAACTGAAGAAGCGCGGCAATCAGGTGATCGTGGCGTGCTCTGGCGCGCTGGCGATGACCATGCGCCATGTTGATGGCGTCGATATGGTTGTCCAGCACGAGGCTGCGTTCGGCGTGGTGCATGACTTCTGGGTGCCGAGCATGACGGCAAGCATTCCGCTGGGCTGGCAGTACAAGCACATTGACGGGTCGGCGTATATGCCCAAGCCGGATGTAGCTAAGAGCGGCAAGCTGCGGATCGGTCTGCGCTGGCAGGGCAACCCTGAGTTCGAGCACCAGCAGCACCGGTTGTTCCCGGCACAGTACATGTTCAACGCGGTGAAGGGGCTGGATGTCGAGTACGTCAGCCTGCAGCGCGACGAGGGCGCGGAGCACAAACCTGCGTGGGTCAAAGATGTGCCATTGGCGCACTGGGAAGACACGCGACAGGCTATCGCATCCTGTGATATTGTGGTAACGTCCTGCACATCAGTTGCTCACATGGCGGCGGCGATGGGCGTGCAAACATGGATTGTCACGCCCGTGCTTCCGTATTATCTTTGGGCGAAGCCAGGACATCGGACGGAGTGGTACGACTCAGTGCGTCTTTTCCGTCAAACAGGACATGGGGACTGGGTGACAGTCTTCGGAGAGTTGAAAAAGGAGCTACACCATGCCTACGAAAACGGGTTATTGGATTCGCGTCAAGAACGGCCAAGTCAAGGACGTGTGGGACTACAAGCCGTCGGCTGACAAGCTGGCTGTAGAGCCCGGTTGGCGCGAGGCCGTCGAGGTCATGCCCGACCTTGTGCCGAACCGCGAGATCATGACCACGCACCAGATCGACATTGATGTCGAGCCTGCACAGATCGTGTGGTCGAAGCGTGAGCTTGAGCCGGAAGAGCGCAAGGATGGCCTGCGGTCGCAAGCCAAGGCTGCGTTCAAGGCCGTGGTCGACGCCGAGGTTGCCAAGGAAACCGATGCGTATCCTGAGACGCAGTATGACGCCGCCGTGGTTGACGCTGCTCGCGTGGTGTTCGAAGCCCGCATGGATGCGATTGAAGCCGCAATAACCCACGAAGACGTGGACGCTCTGTAAGGAGTCCGACCGATGGGTGATCGCTTTCCCGGTGGCGTAATCAGCAAGACACCGCCTACCGTTTCCGGGCCCGGTCCGGGGACAGGCGGAGCCGCATCTGGTGTTTGGACGTTGGGTGAAGTGCTGGGTTACGTTGAAGCTGGTGTTTGGCCGGGGGAGCCGTTGCCAGCGTTTGAGCTCTACACTTGGGGGTACGGCGGCTTTGGCCGCCTTGGCCACAACAGCACCGCCTCTCTCTCTAGCCCTACGCAGGTTGGCGCGCTTAGCCATTGGGCGCAGGCTGCAGGGGGCGGCCCTCACAGCGCATGTGTCACACTGGAGGGCACACTGTTTACTTGGGGTTACAATCAAAACAAGGGTACTCTGGGGCTTAACGATCTAATTAACCGATCCAGTCCTGTACAAGTTGGAGCGCTTACGAACTGGGCGCAAGTTGCAGCAGGCTCCACCCACACTGCGTGTGTGAAGACTGACGGCACGCTGTGGACTTGGGGGTACAACAGCAACGGGCAGCTTGGCCATAATGATGTAATAGACAAGTCCAGCCCTGTTCAAGTGGGGGCATTGACCGACTGGGCTCAGGTTTCCACGCTGGCGCACACACTATGTGTTAAGACAGACGGGACTCTTTGGGCGTGGGGAATCGCAGCATCGGGGCAGCTTGGACTCAACGACACTGCAAAACGCTCCAGCCCCGTTCAGGTGGGCGCGCTTACAAACTGGTCTCAGGCTTCGTCGGCCTCCGGCATTAGCGCCTGCGTTAAGACAGACGGAACTTTGTTTACATGGGGTTATAGGTCTGGAGGCAGGCTCGGTCAGAACGATTACATCAGCAAATCCAGTCCAGTGCAGGTTGGCGCGCTAACTAACTGGGCGCAGGTGGCCGCCTCCAGTTCTCACACCGCCTGCGTAAAAACCGACGGCACACTGTTCACTTGGGGTACAAACAATACCGGCCATCTTGGCCACAACAATACCATTGCACTCTCCAGTCCAGTGCAGGTTGGCGCGCTAACTAACTGGGCGCAGGTGGCTGTTGGGGACAAAGTCACTGCGTGCGCCACCACAGCAGGCACCCTCTTTACGTGGGGGGACAACAGTGCGCTATTCGTAAATCTTGGCCACAACGATACCATTCTCCGCTCCAGTCCAGTGCAGGTTGGCGCGTTGACAAGCTGGAGCCAAGTTGCGGCGGGAAATTCACATATCCTCGCCATTACCTCAACATAGCGGGTGATCCGTGCAAAGCTTAAATTACAGCTACGACCAATCTGTCACCAAGGCCTACATCATCCGCATCCCCAGCCATGAGATGTCGATGCAGAAGGCCCAGCGCGCGGCGGAGAGCTGCGATCTGGCAGGCATGGACTGGGAATACTGGGACGCCTACGACGGCATTCAGAACCCTATCGTGCCTCCTGCCCACCACGGCGGTGTGCCTGCAATGGTCAAGGTGACAGACCATTATCTGACGCGAGGCGAGGTGG